CCCCGGATATTGTGCGCTCAAATTCTCGTAGCAGCCTCGATAATTCACGGTCATATTACCACCTCAAAAAAGAAAAAGTACCAAAAAGAAAATCCGCTGCGGCGGGGATCGCCTGCGGGCGGGAAGGGGGGAAAGGGGGGGGAAAAAAGCGGCGGGTGCGCCGCCCTAAAAAGAAAGGCACCCCCCCCCTTTTCCCCCCCCCCCCCCCGTCAAAAATCAACAGTTTTCGGGTAATGCCCCGATAATCGGCATTACCCGAAAGCTACGCCTTAACTTTCACCGTATCATGCCTTACGGGTTTCCTGTCCTCCTCAAGCTCCGACGCGATATACAAGAGCTGCGTCCTCTTTGGCATTGCGTAAAAATCCTCCATGCGGAGGTTGTGCCTCTGCCATAGGATATGCGCCCAATACCCGTCGCCGCCGGGAGTGCTTATGAGTTTTTTGCCGCTTCAATCTCCTCGTCGTCGTTGACCGCACTGGCGAGGCCAAGGGCCTGCATTACGATGCGGGAAACGTGCTGGTACTCGTCTGCGCGGGGGAACACCTTGAGCGGCATATCCGTCACGTCCACGCAGCCGTAGTAGTCCATCAGCTCCTTGTCCTTGAGGTTCGGGTACTGCAAAGCCTCCACAATCAGGTGGCGGCTGGCCCGTGCGCTGTCCTTTTCGGTTTTCCAGACGACTTCACCCAGCGCAATCAGCGGATTGCCCTTTTTGTCGGTCGCCATGCTGCGCTTGCGGTAGGCCTCGTTGATGCGGTTGATTTCCTCCTGCGACAGCACCTTAATCTCGAACTGAATGACGTTCCCGTTCTCGTCCTTGAAGCTCTCCGGGCCGGGTGCGGTGACGACCTCCGGCTCCGTGCTGCGCATGAAATACTTGAGGTCTTTCTTCATCTCTGCCATGTGAATTTTCTCCTTTCAGTCGGTAAGTATCGGCCCCTCCGCCCGGAGGGGCCTTGTGGTTACAGAATGTCTTTCGCGTTGAACGAGATCGCGTCCTCCACGACCTCGCCGCCGCTGTCGAGCATGGTGAGCGGCAAATCCCCCGTGAGGACGCAGCCTACGCAGGTGACGGTGTTGGTGCCGTACTTTTTGTAGTAATCGCTGTTCTTGTCCTCCATGATGCCTTGAATGGTCATTTCCGGGGTTTCGTGGCTCTCCTTGTACTCCGCGATTTTCTCCTCCAACCACTTGGAGGAGCGTCTGCGGGTGATGGTTCCCGTGATGGCGTAGCCCAGCCAACGGCTGCTGGGGGTCAGCTCTCCGAGCTGCCGCCCCGTCCAAACGTCCGGCGTGAATTTGATTTCACACTTGATGCTGTCCGCAATCTCTACGCCGTCCAGATAGACGTGTCCCTCCCGCAGGGAAATCGGTGCGTGATTATATTCCATCTGTTATCCTCCTCCCTTATCTCGTCTTGACCGTGAAGTACAGTTTTTCCGCGCTGTCCACGGCCTGCAATCCCACGTTAAAGTAGGTTTCGTCGTCCACGCTGGCCTCCCGGTCTACGAGGAAATCCTCGTCGTAGGACACGTTGGTAATGGCTCCGCTGTCGTCGAACTGGCGCAGAATGGTCTTGCCGATGCCCTCCATGATGTCCCAGCCCCGGCTGTCGTTGTCGTACTTGTTGGGCGGGAAGTTGAGCTGCACCGCCTCTTGGAACGTGTCGTACACGCGGATAACACGGTTCTTGCGGTAGGTGCGGTCTTTCTTGTCCGCGAACGTGGTGAGGCTGTTGATGTCGTACTCGACAACAACCTCGTCATTCTCGTTCACCGAGAAGAAGAACTCACCCGCATTGATCGCCGCAATAGCCTCCTCGTTGCTCTTGGGGCCGACGACCTCCGTGGCTCCGGCGTAGCGGATATAGGTCAAGCTCTCGGTATTGCTGGCCCCTGCGGTCGCTCCGGCCACCCAAGCGCAAGCCTCCTCCACGCTCAACACGTCGCCGTCGAGGGAGACGCTGTTGGTGACGTTGATAACCCCCTCGTAGTCCATGCCCGGCGCGTTCGGCATAACCACCTGTACGCCTTTCCCCATGCTGTCGCGCATATACTTGACCTTGGTGAGGGCCGCCTGCTTGACGTTCTTTGCCTCCTCCCCGTCGAACGGGAAACACACGGTATTGAACTTCACGCTTTCCCAAGCGTCGATGAAGTCCGTAATATCCATGTTGGTGGCCGCCTCGTCCGTGCCGCCCGTGAGGGTCGTCCCTGCGGCCTCTCCGAGGTCGCCCGCTCCGCTGAACGTGATATACGGGTTATCCAGCGCAATCAGCTCCTCCACGGTGCGCAGGCCCTCGTACTCCGTGACCTTGCTGCCGTCAAGGTGGATAAGCACGTCGTACCAGCCCAGCGGGTTCGCGTCCACCGTCACGGTGAGCAGGTTGCCCCGGCTGCCGCCGTGCTTTGCTACGGCGGTGAGGGTGTTGGTGTTGCCCGCGCTCTCCGCGTCGTTGCTCATGCCCTGCGCCTCGCTTGCGGTGGGGTAGCCCACCTCCACGGCGTAGGCCTCCTCTGCGCCGTCCTTGCCGATGGTGACGGTAAAGCCATCGTTACCGCCCTCCGCCAGCGCAGCCAGCCGCGCAAAAGCGTCGGTATTCTTGAAGTCCGTCGCCTTGCTGATGGCGGTGCCGTCGATTGCCACAGCGTAGCCGTCCGCGAGCAGCGCGTCCAGCGTGTCGAACAATCCCGTGTTCTTCACCCCGGAAACAGGCCCCGTCAGCGTAATGGCGAGCTTTCTGGCCCCCTCGCTGTAGTCCATCGTACAGCCCGTCAGGTTCTCTTTCGCGCCCATATACTGCGCCACCGCCGCGCTCACGGCGGTCGAGACTGCGGTAGGCTCCGCCTCCGGCAGCGTCATGGTGATCTCCGCCGCTGCCTCCTTGCCCTCCGTCATAATGTAGACGTACACGGTGGTCGCCCTCTTGAACGCCTCTCGAATGAGCAGCATTTGGCGGTTCGGGTCGTTGTCATAGATGCTGTAGCCGAACGTGGCCGCCGCCGCGTCCGGGCTTGCGTTCGTCAGCTTGATAAACTTCTTGGCCGGGCCATACGTCGCCTTGCGGAGGGGGATAATCACCGTGCCACGTGTCCCCGCGCTGATTACCGCCTGCTCTCGCCCACTCTCGAAGTTGATATACGTGCCCGGTCGCGTCTTGCCAACGAGCTTGTCAAATCGTCCTCCGGCCATCTCACTTCACCTCTCTTTTCTTCCACGCCTCAATGTGCGCTTTCATTTCCTCTACGGTGTATTTCCCCGTCATGCCAAAAGTCGCCCCGGCGAATGTGCTTGTCGAAACTCCAAAGAGTTGACGGCAATTCTCCTGCAACTTCTCGACGGCAAACTTCGGCGCGGCCCCGGCTTTCACCGTCGCCTGCCCGCCAGTTGCCGCCTTGCGTTTTGCTGCCATATTGTGTCCTCCTTACTCCGGCTGGCCGCCGGACTGATTTAGCGGAACTGCGTAGCTCTCCAATGCCTCCGCGTATGCGTCCGAGATGGTCTTTCCCGACTGCATAAACACGTCCACATAGAACGCCTGCGCCCGTTCCTTGTCTGCTGTGGTGTCGCTGTAGGGCCTCCGGCTCCGCCAGCTAATGGTAAGCTGCGCGGCCCCGTCGTCCAGCACCTTGAGCTGCGGGTCGTTTATCCTCACCCAGCTCCCGGCAATCTCGCTGCCGTCCTCCGCAATCAGCGGTATCAGGTTCCGCGCCGCCCGTATTGCCGTAATGACCGCGTGGCCGAGGCTGTACGCTCCCTGCCCGGTCGCGTGGAACAGCTTGATATACCAAGCGTAATCCATGCTGTAGGTCAGGAACGTCTCTCCGCCCGTGTCAATCTCCGGCGTAGGGAAGTAGGCCGCCGGAACAGAAAAGTTCTGCGGCACATTCCAGTAGTACGGGGCCGGGCCTCCGGCCTTGTCCAGCACAAATTTGATGATGCTCGCCATCTCCTGCTCAAGCACCTTGTTCCACCTCCCTCTGTCAGCCGCCGAAATAGCTGTCCAGCCATTCTTGCAGCTTTGCTTCCAGCAGCTCCGGGTAAATCTTGTCGAGTATGCGCAATGCGCTCTCCCAATAGTGCTTGCCCTCTACCCAATGCTGCTTGAGTAACATTCCCGTCTCTGCGTCCGGGTCGTAAATGAAGCGGTCGCCCTCCCAATACCCCGGCACCCAGCGTCTCGCCACGCCTTTGGTATTCGTCCAGTGACCGTCATTTACATATCCTGCATACTCCAAGTTCGTCCCGACTTCCAGCGTGAGACCGCCGTCCGTCAGCTCCCACACGTTGCCGTCTGCGCCTTTCTCAAAGCTGGCGAGGAGCTGTCTGCTGTCCAGCACTTTCCGTCGCACGATCTCGTCCTGCAAAATCCTCAAAAACTCATTCCCCAGCCCCTCCAAGAACAGCTCGAACTCCTTACGGAAGTCGCCCTTTGCCGCCCTCTCTACACTGCCGAAAAACTCCTTGAACTCCGACATATCAATTTCCACATAGCTCATAGGTGCCTCTCCTCGCCAATCTTCTTGATATAGGCGAACAGATGGTGACCTCTCACATTGATAGGCTGCTCCGCCGTGTATTCCAATCCGGTCGTGCAATCCACAATCTTGTCGTTGAGGCGCACGTCCGTTCCGATGGGTAGGGTGAGCTTGATTTTCGCGTCCATCAGGTTTGCCGGGGCCGTCTGCGTCACGGTAATGCTCGCGGAGCGCACCCCAAAATGACAGCTCTGCCCCCTGATGTCCGGCTCCTCCGGGTAGGAAAAGGAGGGAGAGGCCGGGAGATTATACCCCGGCGAACGCTCTCCCCCCACGATGTGGTAGATGTCGCAAGTGTGGTTAAGCAGGTTCTCCAAACTCATAGCCGCACCTCCTTAAAGCCGCCTCATGCGCAGCGTCACCCCGTTGCGCGGGGCCGTGATGATGAAATCATCCAGCAGCGCCGCGAGGTCTAACGCGCCGATAAGCGTCTCCAAGCTGGTGTCGCCCGCCGAGTATGCGTAGTCGTCGAACGTCTCCGACTTGAGCGTTCCTCCCCCGGTTTTCTTCACGTAGTGGGCATACGTCGCATAGGCCTCCGCCAGCAGGATTGCCGCCGTCCTCACCGGGGCCGGAATTGTCTCGTAGTCTGCAAACTTGTTGTGCGTGTACGTGATGATATACTGTTCCGCCCTCGAAATGTCCATTTCCAGCCTTGCGTCGCTCCTGTTCTGCACGGCCTCAAGCTCTGAATATTCCCGGACTTCCTGCGGCGTTACCCACGGCCTCTCCGCCATAGCGCACCTCCTCCCGCTTACTTCTCCTGCAACTCAACCATCGTCGGGCTGCCGTAATCGACTTCCCCCTCGGTTTCCTCTGCGTCCAGCTCCTCCTTGAGCCTTGCGATAATGTCCGCCCTCTTGGTTACTCCCTTGAGGCTCACATTATGGTAGGCCGCATAGGTTTCCAGCTCCGGGATTGTCATTTCGTCCAGCGTCTTGCCCGGCTCCTGCTCTTTGGGCGGCTGGCCGGGTTCCTCTCCCTCCACGAGCTTGAAATACCCGGTGGCTACCGCCGCGTCAGCGGTAGCCTTGTCCTCCACAAACACGTTCGGGCAGCTCTTTGAGGCCTTAACCACACCGCAGTAGGAAAGGGCTTTTGTCAGTCTCAAATGATAGCTCATGCCCGCGCCCCCTTACTTGAGGCCCTTGATGATCGCGGTCGCGTCCAGCTCCTCCACGATGGGGTCGTAGTCCAGATGGGTAACGTAGAAACGCTTATCCATCATAATGGCCTCTTTGCCCTCGGTGGTCTTGCGGATTTGGACACTGTAGGTGTTCACGACAATCAGGTTCTTGGGGTCGGTCAGCATGATAGTGCCGTCGTCGAGGGACGGGCACTCAATGGCGGGAATGCGGGCAGGAGCGGTGTAAATGCTCTCCGGCACCGCGCCGCCTGCGCCGATAACCTTGTTCAGCAGGAACAGCTCCCACTCCTGCGCTCTGCGGGGAGACATCAGCCAGCGCAGCTTGCCATTGTTGTACTTGTTGGGGAGCTGGGCCAGCGTCTTGTAGAACAGGTCGAGGCTCATTTCGCTCTCCGCGCTCGCGTCGTACACATGGCCGCCGTTGCTGATCTGCTTAATCCAGCCGTCATTGATTTTCAGGAAGTCCACGTCACCCTGCGTCCCGATTTCCTCCGCGTCGGTGCCGCTCCATGCGCCTGTGGCGTGGTCTGCGGTGAACTCATAGAGTACGCCGCCGTTGAGTACCCTGTCGCCCTTTGTGTAGGAGGCGGTAGCGTCGAACTCCGCAATCTCCCCGTTGTCCTCGTCGCCATTGAGGTACAAGTCCTCCATGTCGATGCCGAGCTGGGTCGTCATGAGGTTGGTGATAATGGCCTCAAGGTTCTGGCCCTCGATGTTCTCGCGCAGGGTTTCCTCCGTGATTTCCCAAGGCAGACGTACAGCGGTAGTCGCGTACTCGATCTGGCTGGTTTTCACGCCAGCGCGGTAGCCGTCGTCGGTGTTCTCCGTCTTTTTACGGAGAATACGGCGGGCAATTCCAATCTTGTCGATTTCGCCCGTCTTTGCGGTGCGCATCTCATGGCGGACAAGGCCGCCGAGGTTGGTGGCCTCGAAAGTCTGCTGAATGAACTTTCGCGCCTGCTCCGGGTTCAGCAGGCCAGAGGACAGGCTGCCCGTCTCAATGGCCGCTTTTCTGATAATGCTGCTGTTATCCATAATGCTTAAATCCTCCTTGTTATTGTTGATTAGATAATGCCGTGCAGGTAATGCACCTCACCTGCGGCCTTTTCAACGCTGCCGCCGAGGTTGCTGGGGAGGCCCCTGCTTTTCAGCACCGGCTCCACCGCCTTTGCCACCGCTGCGGTAATCATCTCCTGCACCTGCTCCGCCGTGACGTGTTCCTCCTGCTGCGGTGCCATAGCCTTGGTAATGGCCTCTCCGACCATCTTCTCAATGGCCTCCGGCGTGATTTCAGCCGGGGCGGTATTCTCCTTACCCCCAGCCTTTTCCACGGCTCCTGCGCCATCCTGCGCGGCAGGAGCGGCGGTCTGCTGTGCGCTGCCGCCGAACGCCTTTTCGATGGCGGCCTGCACAATCGTCTCAACTTCCTGTTTCGTCACTTCTTTGTCCTCCTTGTCCTTGTCGGTTTTGGTGGTCTTGCCGTCGTCGCCGTCCTCCGGCTCCTCGGATTTCTCCCCGTCCTTTTTGTCCGGGTCGTCCTCCTCCGGCTCCGGGTCGTCGAACTCCTTGAGGAACGCTCCCAAGCTCTCATAGATGCCCGCCAGCGTCTCCCGGTTCTTGCCACTCATTTTCTTCCCGGCCTTTTCCACCGCTGCGGGGCGGTCGGTCTGAATGGCCTTGGTAATGCTCTCCCCGCCGACGAGAATACTCGTGATGATCTGGCCGAACTCCTCAAGGCACTCGCGCACCCTGCTCTCGTCCGCCTCATACAGCCAGCGGCCCGTAATGGGGTCGTACTTGTATAAAATCTCCTCAAGGGAGTTAAAAGCGTTCCAAAAGAGCGTACCCTTGCTGCGCTCCTCGTAAAGCTCCGCCATAGCTCCCTTTTCCACCAAGTCCAGCCCCAGCACTTTCGCCAACTGCTTCAAAAGCCCTTTCTTCTCGCTGGTTTCCTGCTTGCTTACGCTCTCCAACTCAACATCCTCCTCACTGTAGTTTCCGAGGCCGCCCATACTAAAGCCTGTGATTTCGCCCTTTTCGATGCCCTCCCACACGCTTTCGTCTGCCACCTCCACGGTCATAAGCCATGTGCCTTTCTGGATTTTCTCTCCGTCGATTTCAAAATCGGCCTTGGAAATCCAGCTCTCCACAACGGCTGCGCCGTCCAGCGGCTCAAAGCTGTGCTGCAAATCGACCTTGTTGCCGTTCTTTGCGAAGTAGTAGGCCGCCTTGGTGATCTCGTCCTCTGTCATAAAGTTGCCGTGACTGTCCTCCGCCATCGGCTCGTAAACAATCCCGGTGACGTAGTGGTTCTCCGCGTCCGCTTTGACAATCCTGCCGTAGGTCGTGAACGTCGCCCGGCCTCCGGCCTCTTTCTTCAAGAGGAATTGTCGCTTGTTGGCCGCTTTGTCTACAAGGGAGACGAATTGGATTTTTGCGTCTGTGATTTCGTATGCTTTCCGCAAACCTTTCCTCATGCCCTCTCTCACCTCCTTTCACCGGGTATTGGAAAATATAAAAAGCAGCGTTTCTGCTGCTCCTTACCGTGCATCATTTTCGTGGCCCCACGAAAATGCTCTGAACGGCCCTGAAAGGCCGTTGTTTGTCCGGGCGGGTAGTTTGCCTACCCGCTCGCTTTCGGACGCTCCTGCGCCACGAGAGGAGGCAGGGGAGGCTATTCCTCCTCTATCCCCGCTTTCGCTTTGTTCTTTGCGTCCAGCTCGCGCTCCCATTCGTCGTCCATCTCGTCGATGGCCTCCTGCTGTAGCCTCTGTCGCTCCTCCAACGGGAGGCCGAGGATTTCCTCGCTCACGACGGGCTGGCAAATGCAATGGCAGTTGATGCTCTCCTCCGGCGGGAGTATGGGGTCACGCGGGTACATACATTCGTAGGTGCCGCCGTCCGCGCCTATCAGCTCGAATGGCTCCTCCACGGGGACGCGCTGGCCGTCCATGTCCACATGGTTCTGCCGTGGCTCGTTCCTGTATTCCCCCGTGTGTTTCCACATCTTCTCGCTCACTGCCGGGGACTGCATAAATGCCTCCTGCTGGGCGACGCTGTGCGCCCGCAGCACCTCCGTAACGGCGACGCGCCGGGCCTTGTAGCGTTCGTCCCTTATGCCGCTGTCGAGGATTGCACGGGTAAACTCCGCTACGCTGCTGCCATCGGAAAGGCCCTTTTCCAGTATGCGCTCTATCTCCTTATGGCTGTTGAGCTGCATAATTTCTCCAAGTTCCTTGCCCCAGCTCCGCGCCCATGCCGCCGTCCTCTTTGACACCTGCGCCAATTTGAGGTCTTTGTCCGTCTGCTGAATGTAATACTCAACAAACTCCGGCATGAATTTGTCCAGCCGCTCCGCGAACACGGTGGCGAGCTTTCTCTTGGCTGCGTCGCCCAGCTTCACCCTCGGCCAAACGTCCTCCGCAAAGGTTTCAAGGTCAACCGCCTTTTCTGCCTCCGCCAAGATGTAGTCCGTCTCGTCCAGCAGTGCCTCCGCTACGTCGTCCTCGATGTCCTGCACATACTTGAGCGTCTTTTTCGGCTTGACGTAGCCCTCCGCCGCCAGCGCGTCCGAAAGGCCCTTGTCCGCCTTTTCGAGGTATGCGTCAATGGCCTTGAGGAGCGGCCTGCAATCCATGCACATACCTCACTCCCCCTTGTCCATCTTGAGTAGAAGGGCCTTGACCTCTTTCATCACCGCCACCACCGCGTCGTCGTGGTTGCTGGCCGCCTTTTCAATCTGCCGTTGCAGGCTCATTGTCAGGCCGCCGAGGTCGAAGCTCGCGCCGCCTCCCTGCTGCTTGTTGTAGGCGAGCGGCACGTCTCCCCAATCCTCCGGGTAGTCCTCCGCCTGCTCCCCGTATGCCTCGTAGATAATCCGCTTGGCAAAGTTCGGGGTCACGCCTCCGGCGTTGTTCGCCACCGTCAGCAGCTTGTAGAGGTCGTCCGGGTTCGTGATGTCCGGCTCAAGGAAATAGCACTCGACGTACTGGAAACGGTAGCCGTTCAGCAGTCGGTTGTTGATCGCCCACGCGAGGCTCTTGCGCTCCGGCTGGAATACCTGCTCCTCCGTCACCTCCTGCGCGGTCTGCGCCGTGGCCCGGTTGAAGTCGGTCGTATATCCCACATAGAGGTCGGGGAGCTGGAAAGAGGACTGCACCTTGCGCCTGTTGTTGTCGAGGTAGTCCTGAAATAGCTCGTCCTTTTGCAGAATGTTCGCAAGGTCTTTGACCTCGATTTCCGGCTTGTCGGTTTGGTCGAAGTCCGTCCGCCCGTCGTTGCTCTCCGTCTCAAGGATGATAAAAGCGTGTTGCCCGGCTGCGCCCTTGATGTCGTTCATATACTGCTGTAGCTTCTCGAAGCTCTCGTCAGTGAGGGTGCCGCCTTTCACCATAATCATCAGCGGCGTGTGCCGCCCGTTGATGAAGTAGTTGTTATTCAGCGTCTCCGCCCTCCGGCTGCCGTCCACGCCAAGCACCTGCCCTATCCAGCGCACGGTGCCATACGGCTCTGTGCCGATGGTAAACTCCATCAGCTCATTTGCCTGCCATTCGAGGTCGAGGCTTTCGCCCTCCGCAAGGTACTTGCCGTCCCGCCTGTCCATGATGCGCGGGTCGCCAAACTCCTTGAAATAGACAGTCTTTCCGCCGATTTCCTGCTTGTACTTGCAGTAGCGTTTCTTCCTCTCAAGCTCCTGCCCGTGGTGGTAGTAGGTCGAGGAGATGTAGGGGTCGAGGGGCCGGGTCTTTTGGACGCTGGCCGTCTCCTTGACGAACTCGATTTGCACCACCTCTCCCGCGAGGTTTCGGATAACCTCAAGGTAGGCAATGCCGTAGGTTTCCCGCGCCTCGATGATGTCCTCAAACACCTCTTTGGTGTCCTGCTCGATGTTCAGCAGCTCTATGATCTCCTCCGCCTTGCTGAACTCCTCCGACATCTCCGGCGTTTCGTCCACGTCCTCGATGTACCTCACGCCGATGCCGAAGCCCGCGATATTGTTCTTGTAGGCCCTGATGCACTGGGGGAGGATGGTGCTGTTCTCTACGAGTTTTGCCAGCCCCCGCATATCGTGGCGTGGGGTTATCCAGTCCCCGGCGTTGTACGCCTCCTGCGTCGTGACCTGTACCGAGGTGTCCGCCTTGGTTACGGGTGCCCGCTGCTCCTTGATGATGCGCACCTGCATATTCCGCCCTTTAGCCATTCTTTCTCACCCCTCTCTTTTTCGGCGGTTTTACTGGTAAGCAGAGAAGCAAAACGCAGTCCGCCTCGTCCGGGCTGGGCTGCCCTCTTTTCTTCACCGCGTCTTTGCTCTCAATCTTGATTTTGCTGGCCTCTGTCAGCGCGTATTTGCGCCCGGAAAGCTGTGCTACGAGGTCGTCGTCGTCCGGGAGTATCAGCTCCACGGGCTTTCGGTTGCCCTCCTCGTCATAGGGCTGTAAAAGGTTCTTCACCACGGCCATCATGTAGGTCGTGCTGTCGTGGTAGTATTTGTGCTTGATGCGCTGGCCGAACTTGACCGGGTATATCTCAAGCCACCAAAACCGCTCCGGGTCATTCCGCTTCACCTGCCGCAGGCGGTCTACCACGCCGCCGCCCACACCGCCGTCGTCCACCTTGACAGGTATCGGCGTGTCCAGCTTGTACCGCTGTACGAGCTGTTCCCCAAGCAGGATAATGTCGTCTGCGGTTTTCATCGTGTCCTGCCCCTGCCGCTTCTTGTAGAACGTCACTTTTTCGTCCACCTTGTACCCGATTACCGTCTTGTCGTCGCCAAACCGGGCCACGTCGCACCCTATATGCACCAAATCCGGGCTTTTCCGGGGAGAAAACTCCGTCTGAATGGAGTTTTCGACGAGTGAAATCGGAATAAAAATATCATCCTCCTGTAGCGGGAACTCTCCGGCGACGCGCACTCTGAATACGTCGCTGTCCTCCCCGTACATTCGGATGATCGTGTCGATGAAGTCCTGTGATACCCGGCTGCTGCTCCTGCCGTCGATGTGGAACGTGGAGTAGCTGGCCCGGTTCTTGTTGTGGCTGTCGTAAAAGAAGCCGGAAAGCTGCGTAGGGTTCCCGCACATCAAGAGCCGCGCCCCCGGCGTTGAAAGTGCGCCCAGAACTGGCTCAAATATCTCGTCGTCTACGCCGCTGGCCTCGTCGATGATATACAAGACGTGTTCGGCGTGAAAGCCTTGCAGCGCGTCCGGCTTGCTGGCCGTCCGCGCAACCGCGAACCATTCCTCTGGGTAGCCTCGCATATAGAGCTTTTCCTTTGTCCATATCAGCTCATTGCCGAGGGCCTTGTTGTTCCTTATCCACTTGCTGACCTCCGCCCAAAGGATGTCGAATAGCTGGTGCTGCGTCGGTGCCGTGCATGGGATTTTGGGGAACGGGTGTGTGCATATAAACCAAATGACCGCCCAAGCCTCCACCGCGCTCTTTCCTACGCCGTGGCCGCTCCGAACGGTCGTCATGGGGTTTGCCGCAACGCTGCGGAGTATCTTCTGCTGCTCCGGGTCGGGCCTTGCCATTATCACGTCCTCGGTAAATTCTACCGGGTGATCTGCATAATACAATATCGCGTCCGCGTCAAGCATTGCCCTCCTCCTTTCGCCTCTGATACGCCGCTACGATTGTGTCCGCAAGCTGGGTAGGCGTGTCGCCGCCTCCCTTGCTGCTCTCCTCCTCGAATGTGCGGTTGAGCCGTTCGAGGTCGGTCGCCATTTTGATATACTCCTTAACGTCCTTTGGAGACATATCCTCGACTGACAAGCTGGCGAGGGCTTCAAGGGCTTTCTTCTGCACCTGCATGGCTATCTTGATATGGCGTTCGGTCATATCCTTGCGGCCCCGGATGGCCTTTGCCCGCGCCTCTTTTTCCAGCTCATTGTCGTAAGCTCGGACGCGCTCCTGCCAATTCCATGCGCTGCTCCATCGGCCAAGCAGTGTGCGGGTTTTGTTCAACGATTGTGACACTTTCGTTAAACTCCGCTCCGCGCCCATATCCCGGTAGGTGGCAAATGCCTCGTATGCCTGTGTGCTTTCGCCCTTTTGACGCTCCCACGGCTTGTCAGTCCATTTCGCCATGTCCTCCTCTCCTTTGTCTTGTTGTCCGCGTTACTCGTCGAGGCCGAACATTCTGCGGTAGTAATCTGTCTTGCTCGACAACTCCTCCTGCATCAAGCCGTAGAAGCTCTGTTTGTTGATTTTCTTATTGATGCCTGCAACCTGATTGAGGCTCTGGAAGCACCCGCCCGTGCCTATCTGCTTCATCAGTTCCGTAGGCTCCGGGTTCTTCCCGTTCAGCAGCATACACAGATTGTAGTCGTTTCCCTTGAAGCCCTCAAGCCCGTCGATGCCGCAACACGCCATGCTGTCTCCCATAGCGCGGAGGCGGTTCTCTCCGGCGTAGAACTTGAGGCCGTTTCGGTGGCACTCTGCCCTGATCGCCTCGAAGTGAGGCCGCAGGACGTTCAGCGGGTAGCAATGGTCGCCTCCGATTTTCACCATGCCTTTCTTCCCCTTATAGAACTTCATGCCCTCCACGACTACGCCGTAAACACCTGCGGCGGCCAGCCGGGGAATGTTCGCCATCACGTCTCGAAAGACCTCCGGCATGTACGGCTGTACCCGGACGATTACCCGCTGCACTCTGGCCGCGAGGGTTTCCACGATTTTCAGCCGCTCCTCGTAGGGCGGCGTTCCGGGTTCGAGCGGGTCGTACTTGCTGCACACCATGCTCACCTGCACGACGCAGTTGCATTGAGCCAGCAGGTCGAGGTATTCCGGGTCTGCTACGAGCCTGCCCTTTGTGCTTACCACAAACGGGTACTTTGTCTCCGCCAGCAGCTTGAGGCAGTCGTAGGAGGCGCGGATATTCTTCTCGATGGGCTGGAATGGGTCGCTCATGCCTCCCCAATGGATGGGGATATTCCAGTCGCACCACGCCGTCTCCCGGCCCCGCTTTCCCTCGATGAAAGAGCGCAGGGCCTCCACGGTTTCGTCCCTCTGTATCTTGGCGATATTCTGCTTCTTCTGCGCGAAGCAGTATTTGCACCCGTGGCTGCATCCCTTGTAGGTGTCGAAGCGCACGGGGAGGTTGCACAAAATGACCTGCGAGCCGCATTTGCACCCCATCTCAAATTTCCCCCTTTGCTTTCTGAATGATTACCTCTATCAGGGCCTCTTTGCCGTAGTCCTTGACAAAGGCTTTCAGCTCCTCTTGGTCTGCCTTGTCGAATGTAAGGCTCACGTTGAAAAGCTCCTCTATGGCCCGCAGCTCCTCGTCCACGGTGTCGCCGTCAATCAGACTGTCGATGTCGTTGGTGAGGCTGTCGATTTCCTGCTGATTAAAGCCCGTGAGCGTCGCATCGTCTCCCAGCTCCGCCAGCAGTACAGCCAGCTTCTCCTCGTCCCATCCGCCCTCGATTTTGTTGAGGGCCACGTTGAGCTGCCGCTCCTGCATGGGGTCGAGGTCTACCACCGACACGTCTACCTCTGTCTCTCCCTCGTTCTCAAGGACAGTGAGCCGCTGGTGTCCTCCCACCACATTGCCCGTCCGCTTATTCCATATCACCGGGATAAGCAACCCATAGGTGGCAATGCTCCGGCGGAGGTTTTCATATTCCGGGTCGCCGGGTATCAACTCTATCCGGGGATTGTAGGCTGCCCGGTTGAGGTCGCTGATTTTCTTTCTCTCAATCTGCATCACAATACCCCCTTTACCTTGTTGATGATCGCCGTCGCCAGCTCCGCTTTCGCGTTCTCTGCGGTTTTCATGTACCCCTCGACCGTCTCCCGCGCTCCTGCCGGGAGGCTGAACGTCATGGTAAAGGTGCTGCGCTCTTTCCCGTCGTCGTAGCCGGAGAAGTCCTCCTCCATCAGGTCTTTGATGTGGTCGTACTGCATCAGGAGGCTTTGCAGCTCCCAATCCTCGAAGCCCGTCAGCTCCATAGCTCCAGCCTCGTCCAACTCCTGCAAAAGGCCTGCCAGCTTTCCGATGTCCCAGCGGCCCTTGACCTTGTTCAGCAGGACGTTGAGGATTTTCTCGTCCTTGTCGTCGAGGTCTACCACTACGGCCTCTATGTCCTCCGCACCCTGTTCGAGCAGTACCTTGAGGCGTTGGTGGCCGCCTACGACGTTCCCGGTGCGCTCATTCCAGATAATCGGCTCCACATAGCCGAACTCCTCCATGCTCCGGCGCAGCTTTTGGTACTCCGCGTCCTCCGGCTGCAAGTCTCTCCGGGGGTTGTATTCAGCGGCCTTTAATTCTGCCGCTTTCAGCGTCCGTATTTCCACTTTCCTCTCCTTTCTGTCCCTTTTCGGGGCGGATATTCCCAAAAAAATTCGCCGCCCGTTGGAAATCCCAATGCGGCGGCGTTTTCTCTCCGTGATTTTACAGCATACATTTTACCACATCCCATAGTGAAATGTAAATGCCCGGTTTGTGCCTCGGCCAGTGTCACAGGCTCTCAATGCCGCCCACGCCGAAAAGCAAAGCCGTCAAATCTGCCGCGCATACGTCTATATCCTTGTAAACCGTCCTTTTGTCGATGTGTTCCTGCTTGGCAATTTCCTCCGCCGTGGTGTAGTCCTCCGCGAGGTAAAGCCCCTCCAACACGCGCCAGTGCCTTGCGTCGTCCGTCCGCCTCGACCTCTCGCACATGATTTTGTAGCAGTCCAGCATCTTGTTCACATGGGTCATAATAATGCGGGTGGCGAGGTAGTTCTTCTGAATGCTCTCCACGAATATCTCCTCGTCTGCCGGGCGGCCCATGCTGCGCATGATGTCCTCGAAATCCTCGTCGGCCTCCTCTGCGCCCTCTGTGTCGAAGATGGCATTCTCGTAATAGGCATTGAGCCGCCTGTAGTTGCGGAGCAGCAGCTTGGTATTCTGATACTTCCAGTCGTATTGCTGTTTCTTGAGCCGCTTGCGCTCCCGCTCCATTGCCCGCGTAGCTGCTTTGGCTCCCATCTCTGCGCCTATCTGCGCCCCGGTCGCCGCTCCTATCGTCACGCCGAGGTTGACGGCTGCCTGTAGCTTTTCGTCCATCCCCCTGATGCCCGCCTCGTATGCCGCCGCGACTGCTGCCTCAATAAGGGCCTTTGCTTCATCTTTGCTTGTCATAGAGATAACTCCCTCCTTTGAATTTTCTGATTTGGGAGTTACTTCCCGCTCCGCTTTAAGGCCAGCCCCAATAGTCCGGGTCGTCCTTGTGTTCCTGCCATTCCGGGTCATTCTTGCGCTTGTCTATGGCGTTGACCCACGGTATTGCTATTGCTATGGCAATCGGCAGGCAGATCGCCAGCGAAATCAGGTAGTCCATTCCGCTGCCCCCTACAAGAAGCGCAGAACGCCGCCCAAGTACCTGACCTTGTACTCCTGCACGTCCTCCGGCTTTATGTACTTCCTGCCGTACCGCGCTTTCATGTCCCGAAATACCTCCCACGGTATTTTGAAAAACTGTTGAAAGCCAAACGATACCAGCACGAAGCACTCCGCGCCGAGGGCCGCATGGCGGTCGAGCTGCTTCTCCTGCTCCTCGCTCACGACGCTCTGCTGTAAGCGGTCGCCGTCTGTGTGCTTTGCCTCGAACACAATGGCCTGCCCGCCCTTGAGCGTTCCCTTGTAGTCCGGCTGGGCCTGTTTGGTGTAGCAAGCCGTGAACTGGCCCCGGCTGTTCGGGCGGCCCAGCGGCTTCATCGGCTCCGGGGTCTTTGTGATCTCCGCCGTTCCCGCAAGGCGGTAGTGCCTACAGGCGGCCTCAATCATTTCCTCCCACAGCTCTCCGGCGGCCCGACTGCGCCTGCCCGCTGCTGCGGCCTTGTAATGCGCTGCATCCATCACATCAGCCCCATTTCCGTGGCGAGCTGCGCCACCTTGTAGGCGGTCGCGCTCTTGATGCCCTTGCATTTGCCCTCTGCAAGGGCCGAGATAAGCCTTTCCACCGCCGAGGTGTTCCCGATAGGCCCAGCCGCCTCCGCGCCATCCTGCGCCACGCTGGGGCCTCTGGCTACCAATTCCGTGTCCGCCGCCCGGTGGAACTCCTCTACGAGCTGCCTATCCGTCATATTTCGGAGGCGCACGGCCTCTTTGTGGAGGGCCTGCTCCTCCGGGGTGTATCTACACTTCCGTTTCTTGCTCATTGTTCTCTCCTCCCTTGGTCTTTGCCTCAAACTGTAAGCAAGCCTTTGATAAGCGTGTCTTGTATTTGCGTCCGGGCCTGTTTCTGATAGGCAGCGGGCAGTAGCCTCCGGCCTTGGTTATAAAGTCTCGTTCCCATTTCGCACAGTTGCCGCAGACCTTTCCGACAATCTCCACCCGCTTCTCCTCTTTCTGTACCGCCAGCAGGATTTTGACCGCCTCCCGCAGGGCCTCCGCGTCATGGGCGAAAATGCTGTCCGGCTCGTCTTTGGGTATCAGGCTCTCCCGGTCGGTGATTTGGTCGCGCAGGCTGCTTATGATCTCCTCAAGTTTCATGGTCTGCCGCCCCCTTACCGCTTGTATGTGTAATGCCTGCCGTCTGGCCCCATGAGTGTAATGGTCGTCGGCATCCCGCTCCCGTCCTGCGTGAACGGGAGATAGCGCGATTTCACAATCCGTAATTCTCTCGCGTGTCCTTTTTCGCACTTCACGCAGTCCTCTTTGCTCTTGAACTGCGTCCCGCAAACCTCGCACTGGAAAAGCTCTAATTTTTTCATATCTGCGCCTCCCTCAATACTCTACCCGGCGAATAACGCTCTCCGGCAAGCTGGGGAGAACGGCGCACAGGAAATTGTACTGCTCCTCCGGCTCCATGCCCTCTGCGTAGTCCAGTATTCCGTCCAGCATGGACGGGGCCAGTGTGCAGTTGTTTCCGGGTACGTTGTAGTTGTCGTAAATCCACTGTCTAAATTCGTCCTTGTTCACGGTCTGCCTCCTATCTGTCCTCTTTCGCTTGCCCGCACCGCTCCGGGGAGTTTAGACACGGGTTCTTGCATCTTTCCTTTTGTCCGCAATCCGCGCAACAATAGCTCCCGTGCCTGCGGTCGCAGTTGAAAATAATGCACCTCCGGGCGGTGTCCGTCGCTGTCCTCACCATAGCATCCCTCCTATGTCCGTGTATGCTTGCATTGGCCTGCGGGCTGCTTCATCTTTTGGATGATTTCGTCGAACTCCTCCCGCGTCATGTTGTTTGGCGCAAAATACGCCTCTACCCACTCGAATGGCCGGAGGTAATTCTTTAGCACGTCCTCCGCCTCCGTTTTGGCTCTTTCCATGCAGAGCTTGATGTAGTCCTCCTCCGTCATGTTGTAGTCCGTCACGCAGTCCACGATGGAGGAGTGCCTGCATAAAAGACCGTTCGGCTGCCTTGCAATAAATCCCGACATAGTATCGCTCCCCTCTCCCCGGAGCTTTCGCTCCGGGGATTATCTGATTTCGGATTAGATGTCAAAGCCCGGCGCAAAGCCATACGAGTAGTACGCGCTGCAGTTGCTGTAGCTGCCGTCCGTAGAGACGAGCCTGAAATTGCTCGCGCTCGTCGCAGAGACGGAGCGGAGCCAGTATGGGTACGTTCCCTCGTCCCCGCACTCTTTCACGCGGTCGCGCTCCTGTTTGAAGATGGGGAGTTGGAAACTGTCGTCGAGGTCTTTCCAGTAGCCCTCCTCCGAGGGGCCGAACACGTCCGTTGCGGAGGGCAGCCACATGAGGTCTGCGTACTCCACCCGCTCGCCGCCAATCTCCTCGACCATCTGGCGCGGCTTGAAGATTTCCCGCCACTCCTGCGCAATGTGGGGGAGAATATCGACGAGGACGTGTGCCCGGCCTTTGCTCTTGAAATAGCCCGTCTTGTTGGTGTTCTCCTCGTTCATCACGGCCTCGTCCCAACAGTCCTTGAGTACGAAACGCGCCCACTCCGGCTCCACATAGCCGCATACGACCGTAACCGTTCCGCCTGTATCAAGGGGGATGTCGATTTCATCAAACGGCTGGATAAAAGTATCGAGGCGGCCTTGCCTCTTTGCCTCGCCGATGATGGCCGGGCTGACGTGCGCGGGGCGGAGCTTTCTCATGTTGTAGGGGAGGGGGAAATCCGCCTCAAACGTGCTGGGGATAAACAATGCCCCTGCCGGGCTTTTCGCCCATGCGAGGTTCTTGCCCTCCGGCGCGGTGGGCTGGCCCGCCTGCCCGCAATCAAGAACGAGCTTGATTAAGTCCTCGCGGATATAATCGGCCCCGGTGATCTCCACGGTGGTTTCCGCGCTGTGGTCGCCTGTGGTGGTTGTCTGCTTGATTTTGATGTCTGCCATTGTCGTTTCCTCCTAAAATAGACTTTTCTGTAGCTCCCCGTCCAGCATCTTCCATCTGAATTTCGGGTCGCCGGGTGTTAAGAAATGTTCATCCTCCAACTGAAAACGCCTGTCGTAGTCGTGTACCGTGTGGCCGTCCGGCTTGAAGTTTACGGGGCTGTCCGTGTCCCATTTCAGCAACAGCGCCCATAGTTCCGGGTAGTTCTTGCGGAGCTGACGCAGTTGGTTCACTCCCTGATTGTGACACATCCAGCACCCATCCCGGCAGCTCGTCTCATAGCTGGGCGCGAGTATGCCCTCGTACTGGCAGTAGAGGCCGCATAGCCCCTCCTCTATGCCGAACTCAACGAGCGGGGCGCGTTTCCTGTCGTTGAGCTGTCCAAACCGTTTCGGCTCGTCCGCTGCTATGCCGAGATATTCCACGATATTTTTACCGCCCCTCGCGGCGGGGCTGCCCGAAAACACGGGTCTTGAGTTTGGTACACCAGTTTCCTTTGCGGTTGAGGCTGACTGGAAATCCGTATATAGTCGATTTTGAGCTTCTTGCACCAACTCCCGATTTGTGCAGGAAAACCTTGCGGGCGGTGTTTGAACATCTCTCTTGAGGGATGATTGGCACCATTTGCACCATAGGCTCGGAAATCCGTTGATTGCTTCTTTCCCGTGTTTCCAGTACCCCCCCCCCGCGTCTTTGGCCTTGCGTTGCGGGACGTGGTAAAACAGCTTCTCATACGTCACCTTTTCACCGTTCTTCATGGCGCAAAGGTGTTCCACCTCAATGCGGTATTTCTGCCAGATGTACTCGTCTGCCCGTTCCTTGAATTTCACCATCTCCGGGTGTTCGCCCCGAATGGTGTCTGTCGCCCACACATCCGTTGTGGTGATGCGGTCGAGCCGTAGGCCCCGCGTCACGATAACGTCCAGCATCTTGAGGCTGTCTTTCCCGTGGCTGATGCGGGCAATATACTGAAATTGGCTGTCGTCGATGTGTAATTCCCCGTCCACGGGCTGCCTCCTCTCTATCCTCTCTCCTCCGGGTGCCACCAGCAATGCCCGACGTGGTAGGTGTTGTCGCACTTGTCGCAGCCACCTTTTCCCTCAAGGCATTCCTCTGTCCCTCGCAGGTCGCAGCTCTCGCAAATGCACTCCCGGCAATGCTTATCCAGCTCGCTATACATTGCCGCCTCCTTACGTTGCCGACTGCATGACCTCTGCCGCCGCGTCCATAGCCGCACTCTGCAACTTCTCGCGCTCGCCGTTCAGCCGCCCGGCCAGCCGCTTAACTTTTTCGTCGATGGCTTTCTGCACGTCCTTGCGGTTGCCGTAAAACATGAGGAGCTGGGTGAGCATGATGATAACGTCCGCCATCTCCTCCGTAATGCCGCTCATGGCTTTGTCGTAGCTGGCCTTATCTTTCGCCCGGTGGCGTTTCACGATGGCCTTTGTCAGCTCCGCCATCTCCTCGATTGCCATTTCTTCCTGTGCGCGGGAGCCGTAGGTGTCAATGGCCTGTTGCAGCACCTCCGGGCGCATGGTGGTCGGGAGGCCGTGCGTCTCGTAGTCTTTCAGCCACTCCCGCACCTCCGCCATGCCCCAAAGGGCGGTGTAAAGAATGGAGCATACTCCCTCCATGTCGTCGGTTCCGTAGGCTCCGGCCTCAAGCATAATCTCGTCAAATAATTCGTCGTCCGCCAGATCTTCCGCGTCCTCCGTCGTGACGTGCTTCCTGTAAACCTCCCGTACAAGATCGCGGGCGGAAATCTCCCGCTCAAAGTCCCTGTACCATGCCTCTCTGTCCTTTACGAATACCTGATTGTGGGCCAGCTCCCACATACTCATGTCGCTGGTGTCGTCGCAAATTTTCCGAATTTCCATAGTGTTCTCCTCGTTATCCATTTAGCCCAAGGCTCCGCGCAATGGCCCTGTCTATGGCCCGCAGCTCTTTCGCTGTGACGCGCCCAAAGCGGCGTTCCAGTCTGCTTTTGTCAATGGTTGTTACCTGCTCGCAAAGGGCGATTGACGGTCTTTTGGACGAATTGATGTAGACGTGGGTTGGTAGCCTCGTTTTCTTCCTTGCCGTGAGATAGACTACCTCGACGATGGGTGCGTGTTTGTTCCCGACGTTGTTGCTCACAATGATCGCCGGGCGGTCTCCTCCCTGCTCACTGCCTGTGACCGCTCCCCCTGCGACGAAATAGATGTCGCCGCGCTTCACATAATTTCTCATACCCGCGCCCCCTTTCTCACGCTCTCCACGGCCATCCAATCACCATCGAAAGGTTGTATATGTACTGGCCGCATCGAACGCAGATGTCGTGCTTGCCCCAAAAGCCCTGTTTCTTCATCCCCCGGACGCTCCCGGTGTAGTGAATGGATGGGTGGCGGGCTTTCTCCCGCTCTGAAAGTTTCTCGTATCTCATGCGCCCTCCAATTCCAGCTCGGCGGCGAAAAGGGCCTCCGCCAGCTCTTTGAGCATTGCGTCGATGTCCTCCGCGTCCTTTACCAGTTCCTTGATGGACGGTACGCCGCGTGTCCCGCTGCGCCGCGCCCCAATCCACATTTCGATGTGTTCCTCTTGGTCGAAGCTGGCCGCGTACTCCTTGACGTTATCCACGAAGTTCTCCGCGCCGACGGTGATGATGAAATCCTCTCCCGCTGGTGAATACTTCTCAAGCTCGATGTTGCCGTCGCCGTCGTCGGTAACGCTCCATTCCAGCCGCTCACAAATCTCCCTGTATTTCTCGTTCATGGTTCCGTGTCCTCCATATCGAATAGGCTACATTGATTTTTGGCCTCCTCTTTGGCCCGCTCCTCCTGCCGCATCTTCCGCAGACAGCAGCTCCCGTAGCCGTCTCGGATGGCCTGCGCACTGGTGAGTAGGCCGCCGCACCGCTTGCATCGTCTGGCCGGGATTTGGAACACCTCGCTTTCCCGCTGCTCGCTCATAGCTGGCCCTCCTCAATCCGGCATACAGATATTGACGATGATGGCTTTTGTCCAAGGGAGCGCGTCATAGGCTTTCCGGCACTCCCCCTCGACTTCCGGGAGTTTGTAAAACTCCTCGGCAGGGAGACATTTCTCCAAAGTGTCAAATACATCGTCGTCGCTCTTGTAAATCACCGGCTCATAGTCCTGCGGCGGAAAAATGTACTCGTCCACACGGGCACTTCCCCAGCTCCCCATCCATGTCCCAAAATCATCCCCAGCGACGATCTCGCCGTCCACGAACGGTATAACAGGCAGCTCCGGGTTCTCCCGCATGAGCTTGAAAAGCTCCTCACGGTTCTCGCGCTCTTTGTCTGTAATCATGGCTGTGTCTCCTCTCTGCCTCTAATGTCCGCCCACGCCATCGTCATTACGGTGCTGGTTTCCCGCAGGCGACTTATGATCGCCACTATTTTTGTGTTGTCAAAGCCTTTCGGGGTCAGCGCGTTTGCCAGCGCGTCCGCGTTGTAGTTGGTGGTTACGATGGTCGGCTTCATGTCCTCGTAGCGGTCGTTGAGGATGGAGTAGAGCGTACTCATGCTCCAATCGCTGCACTGCTCCTTGCCGAGGTCGTCGATAATCAGCAGGTCTACCCGCTTGTAGACGGACAGTATCTCATGCTCCTTTGCGCCCTCGCTGTCAAACGACTTCTTGATGTCCATGAGCAGGTCGCTCGAAGTCTTGCAGATTACGGGTATGCCCTCGCCAATGAGCTGCAATGCAATGGCCGCCGCGAGGTGGGTCTTGCCCGTCCCGTTCGTCCCCTCTATGTAGAGGCCGTCGCCTCTGGCCCGGTGGTACGCGAAGTTGTCCGCATACTCCTTGGCAATCCTGTAGTTTTTCTTGCGGCCCGGCGTGTCGCATCGGAAGTTTGCAAAAGTGCGCTGCTGAAAACGCTTCTTGATACCGCTCCGGCCCAGCAGCCGCTCGATTTTCTGCTGCATGGCCCTCCGGCGTTCCTGCTCCTCCTCTGCGGCTTTCTCCTCCGCCCGCTTGCGGTCGTACTCCTCCCAATGGGCCGTCGCCTGCTGGCAGTCGCACCGAGGGAGAAACGGCTGCCAGATAAAAACCTCTCCGCCCATCACAATTCCGAGCGGTTGCAGCTCTTTCCCGCAATACTCGCACTTGCCCGGCGGGGGAGGGTCTTTCTTCCACCGCAGCCCCCTCTCCCGCGCCTCCTGCGGAGTGACGAGGTTATTCTGTTTTGAAGCCTCCTGACGGGGTGAAGCCTCCGGGGTTTGTCCCATTCCCGCCAGTACGTCCCCTATCGGTGTGAGGGCCATAGCTGCCGCCTCCTTTGTCCATGTAATTTCCGTCTATGACCTTTGCCATGTTGCTGTCCTTAATCAGCCAGTCAAAAGTCGCCTGCCAATTCCTGTCGTTCTTCCCCTTGAGGAAGCTGCTGGCCTCCGCCCGCTGGAACAGCTCTCGAAAGCTGTCCACCGTGTACCCGTTTGCCAGCCGCGCCTTGATCGCCTTTTTCCGGGCCTCTGAAAGGCTCCGTACCTTGGGGAACGACGTGCAAATCTCGTTGTAGAGCGCGGCGACCTCCTCGCACACGCCTTTCGGGGCCTTGGGGCCGTCCTCTGCGTCGGTCTTTTTCGGCCTGCCCCTCTTGCGGGGCTTCTCCTCCGGCTGCGGGTCGCCCTCCGGCGCGGGCGGCTCCTCCTCCGGGGCCTCTGTGAATGGCCGCCTCGGTGCCGATACCGTCCGCTTGGAGTAAACGTCCTGTAGGTTGTCTACGAGGCTCTGGCACCAAATGACCTTGCGCTCCTGCCATAGCTCCACGTCGATATTCCCCCGCAGGGCGAGCATATCCAAAATCGCGTCCGCCTGCTCCTCCGTGACCTTTGTGAGCGCGACGAGGTACATCTTGTCCGCTGGCCGGGAGCAGTCGTAGTAATGGCCCTCGCTCCGGCCCAGCAGTTCCAGCAGCTTAAACCAAAAGGCATACCCGTCGTTTCCCCAGCCCTGCTCAAGGATGAATTTCGTCCGGCTGTCCGTGCTGACGAAGTGCGGGAAGTAATCTACCGTCTGTTTCCGTGGTCGTCCCAACGACTACACCTCCTTTTCCGGGCTTTTCCGGGGAGAAAACTCCCCGGATTGCCCCGTAAATTACTCATAAATTACCTTGCTGCCCTCCGGCGTTTTCACCACGTCTACGCTCTGCGGAAATCTAGACTTCATGGCCGGGTCGTGGGTTATCGCCATGACCTTGAGGTCGCCGTACCGCTGCTGGATAGCCTCAAGCGCGTCGCAATAAGCCTGTACGCCGGGGGCATCAAGGAATGGGGGTTCGTCGATGAACAAGAAGCCGAGCTGTACCCCCGCCTTGCTGCTCTTGATTTCAGACAGCGCGAGAATGACCGAGAGGGCCGCCTTGACGCGCTCCCCGCCGCTCCTGCTCATATACGGGAGCCGCCCGGTGTCGCTGTCGTTGATGATGATGTCGAGGGTCGTGACCTCTTTCTTGCTGTTGGATTTCAACACCTTTTCCGTCACGAACTCCACGCTCATGTGGCCCTGCGACATCTGGCCGAGAATGTTGGTGGCCGTCGCCTCAAACACGGGGATAATACTGCGGATGATGTTGTGGGGAATGCCGTCCTGCGAGAACGCCTTTTTCAGTTCCTCGTAGCCTGCGGCCTTGCCGCTCAACTCGTTCATCTGCTCTTGCAGCTCCGCCGCCTGCTGACGGGCGAGGCGTACCTGTCCGAGCTTTGCCTGCAATCCGCCGATTTGGAGGGAAAGCTCCTGCGCCTGCTTCTGGACGGCCTTGACCTCCGCCTCCGCCGCGTCCACCTGCGCCTGCAATTCCTCTCTGCCGACGGTCTTGCTCTGCTCCTCCGCCAGTTCCGCCCGGCTGTCCGCGATCTCGCTGTCGATGGCCTCAATCTCCGCCGTCAGCTCCATCACCCGCTGCGCGGCTGCCGCTTTCTGCTCCCGCGCCACAGGGAGCTGCTTTTCCTTGTCGAGCCAGCGGCTTTCCACCGCAATGGCCTGTTTCAGCTCGTCGTACTCCCGGCTGCTGGCCTCGACCTTTGCGAGCTGCTGCTCAACCTCCGCCAGCTCTGCGCGGCCCTTTTCGACGGTCGCCTCCGCGTCCGCCACGGCTTTCTCAAGCTCCGCCGCCCGTTCTTCCAGCAGGGCCAGCTCGCTCCGCTGCGCCTCAAGGTTGCCATAGTCCTTTTCGGCGGCCTCAAGGAGCCGCAGGGAGGCCCGTAGAGCGTCGATGTCCTCCGGGACGTGTTTCTTATCGTCGTAGGCCGTCTGCGCCGCAGAGAGCGCGTCTGCGTTCGTCTGGCGGCACTTCTCGTATTCTTCCTCAAGGGCGGCGAGCGCGGCCTCCTCTCCGGGGAGCGCGTCTCTGGCCGCCAGCGCGTCCGCGAGGAATTTGCAGGTGGCGTTGTCCGGGGCCGGGCACCCACTGTCTTTCAGCAGCTCCACTTTGCCCTTGAGCGTGACGATACGTCCCTCAATGCGTGTCCGGGCCTCCCGGTAGTCTCGCTCCGTGCGCTCCGTCTCCGCCTGCCACAGCGCGAGGCCGTCCTTTGCCGCCGTATATTCCTGCATGAGCTTTTCCAGCTCCGTGAGCTGGGCGGTGGCCGCCTCGTACTGTTCGTGCTTTTCGGTCAGCTCCGCCGCCCGCTCGGTGGCCTGCGCCAGCGGCCCAATCTTCATCAGCGTAAGAGCCGCCTTTTTCTGCCGCATCTCCTTTGCCGAGCTTTCCGCCAGCGTGACCGCGCTCTCAATCTGCTGTTTCCGGGCGGCGAGGGTGTCGTAGGTGGCCTTGCCCTTAATCAGCTCTTTTTCCTGTTCCAGCAGGGCTTTGTAGTGCGCCACGCCTGCGGCGATTTCCGGCTCCGCTGCGAGGATGGTATCGGCTGCGGTGACAATTCCCACCTGCGTGGTCTTGGTGGCCTCCTTGGATGCTTTCTGCGCCGTGAGGGTGGTAATCTTGCCGTTGAGCTTGATAACGCGCCCCGCCGCTTCAAGCTGCGTGTTGAGCTTGACCTTGAGGCCGTCCACCTCCGCCGTTCTGCGCTCCGCCTGTTCCAACAGTGCCTTGTGCTGTGCCTCCGCCTCCTCGATTTGGGCGGACAACTCCGCGCTGTCCGGCAGTCCGGCCAGATGTGCCTCCGCCCTGTCCGCCAGCGAGCGGATGGTGCGGTTGGTGTCCGTGGCTCGCTCCGCCGCCAGCGTCTCCATGCCGCCGTAAATCCCCAGTCCCAAAATGCTGCCGAGGATATTCATGCGAGCCTCTTTGTCCGCTTGTAGGAATAGGCCGTACTGGTCTTGCATGATGAGGGCGCAGGCCTTGAGCGTCAGGCTGTCCATTCCGATGATGTTGATGATCTCCTGCTGGGTGTCCTTGAACTTCTCTTTGCTGTGGTCTACCCATTCGCCCTCGACGTACTCCGCGATATTCAGCGTGGCCTTGCCGCTTTTCTGCCGGGTGCGGGTCACGCGGTAGAGGCGGTCGCCCAGCTTGAATGTGAACTTGATGGCCCCGCTCCGGGCCTCCGGGTCATTGCAAATCCAGCCCGTCAGCTCACCCTCTCGCGGCTCCTCGTAGAGCGCGTCCAGCATAGCGTCCATGAACAAGCTGCTCTTTCCCACGCCGTTGCTGCCGTTGATGGTGCAGAAGCGGATGCCGTCAAAGGAAAATCGCTCGTCGCGGTAGTTGCGGTAATTCTTGACCTCAATCTCCACCGGGACGAACAGCCCCGTATGCCGCTCCTGCGTGGCCTTTTCCGTGGCCTCCGCAATCAGGGGCCGGGCCAGCTCGACCAGCTCACCAATGCGTTCCAGCGCAAATTCCTTTTCCGCCAGATAGTCCGCGAGGTTGTCCTCCGGGGTGCCGTCCGCGTCCATGCTCCTGCGGTCTACGGTGATGGTGATTTTCTGCGGGGTGATCTCCTGCACCCAAAAGGCTCCGGCAGCGTAGAGCATATTCTCGAATACGGCGTGGTTAAATGCCTTGTTATGCTCGTCTGTGCAGTCGTAAAGGACGCGCACGATTTTCCCGTCGAGGCCGTCCGCCCGGTCGAGGAAGTCCGCGACTTCCTTTTCGCCCGTCGTAATCCCGGCTACGTCCTCGTCCTTGAGCCGGATGGTGATGTATTCCCGCGTGGTGAGCTGCTGGAACGTGGAGGCGACGGCCCCGGTGCTGTCGATGTCGTGCAGCCAGTAGCCCCGCTCCTGCCCCTCGTCGTTGAAATTGAGGGCGGAAATGGCTCCGCAGTAAAACGTGTTCTTGCAGCCGTCGAGCTGCTGCGGGCGGTGGATATGGCCGAAGCAAACGAGGTCAAAGTCTGCCGCCGCCAACGTGTCGGGATATACGACAGGTTCAAACTGGCTGAAAAATGCCGTCTGCCCGCTCTCCATGTTGCAGCCCGTGATGGTGTAGTGTGACATCAGCACCGCCGGAACGCCGGGAATGCACTGCGCCTTGAGGCCGATAATCATGTCGGAAATGGCCTTGGTGAATACCTCGTTCTCCTCCTCCTTGGAGAGGCCGGGGTGCTTTGCCCGGTAGTACCCCCGGTCAAATCCGGGGAGGCAGGCAATTTGGATTTTCTTCCCGTCGTCGAGGCTGTAGGCCCTCCACTCCGGGTTCGTGATGATGTCCACCCGCTCGTCGCCCTCGAACGTGCTTTCCAGCGTCTTGAACTGCTCCTCGCTGTCGTGGTTCGGCGTACCGCGCATTACCACCACCGGGCAAATGGCCGAAAGCTCCCGCAGGAACTTCACCGCCGTCTGCTGCTCCTTGAGGCCCCGGTCGCTCCATACCCGCGCCTGATGGAAGATGTCGCCCGCGATTACCGCAATGTCCGGCTTCTGCGCTCTGGCCCCGGCCACAAGCGCGTCAAGGCACTTGCAGATGTCGAGGTATCTCGCGTTCTCCCCGTTCTTCTCCGGGCCGGGGAATTGACCGATATGGAGGTCGCCCGTATGTAAAACTCTGATCGCCATTACTGATTACCTCCCTGCTTGCGCTGGCAATTCATGCACAGCGTCCGACCGAACTGCTCTTGACTGTATTTCACCACGCCGTTGCTACACTTTGCGCCGCACTCGCTGCACACGGTCGGGTCGAAGTCCGGCGCGGCCTCTGCCGCCTGCTGCTGTCGCTGCTGCGTCTGCCGGGGGTGTTCCGCCGGGACGTCCCTGTAGGCCCCGTTGTCCGGCTCCGTGATGGGCTGGCCGGGCATCTCGTACTCCATGCCCTCCTCCACGTCATCCTCCACGAAAATCGCCCTCCGCGCCTCTGTGACGTGGCCGCCGTAAAGCTCCTGCGCCGATGTAAAGAAGTGCCGCACGGCCTCCTGCTTCACCATTTCGTTGTCAAGGTTCGGAACGAGGTAGGCCACCACAAAGGGCTTTTGCAGCTCTTGCAGGGTGTACGTCCCCTTGATGTGCATGGCCGCTCGCAATGCCCGGTTGATGGCTTTCGTCTCGCACATTTCGGAACGGAACTTGAGAAATTCCTTGCGCTGGTTCTCGCTCATGCCGTCCGTCACGTCCTGCACGATGATCTCTTTGTGGGCCACGATTTCAATGCTCTCCCCGGTAAGCTGGGGGACGGAAATCCGGGCCTCGAATTTCACGTCTTTGTTCGGGCAGGCCCCGCAGTTGACCGGGCGGCCAATGCCCTTGTTGACCTCCGCGCATTTCTGGCAGGTGGAGGGTACGACAGGGCGTGTCCCCAAAATCTTGATGCCCGCCGCCCGCATGAGCTTGTTCAGGCCCTTTTTCGTCAAGGCCCAGCCCGCAGGTTTGGCCGGGTGCTGCCGCCCGTCGCGGCCCGTCCATGCCTCGCTGCCCTTTTCCTGCTCGTAGATTTCCTTGTCCGCCGGGTTCGTGGAAATCTGCACCACGTTCATCACGGGCTTGTGGATTTCCGCAATCTCCGCGACGGTCTGCATCGGCACAAGCAGGTTGTACCGCTCTGCCGGGTACTGTGATGTGATTTGCAGGGCGTTCCCGCCTCTGCTCGCTAATTCGTTTGCCATTTGAAAATCCTCCTATTGCATTTGCTGGTTTTGTGTGATACAATAGGGACACTGGTTAGGGATGGCCTGCGTCTTATGACGTGGGCTGTCCTTTTTTTATCCCCATTTGCTCGATGTACTGGTTCAGCTCCCAAAGGTCGCGTGTGTACTGCGAGAAGCGGCTGCCCTTGACGGTTTCCGCGATAAGCTGTGCCAGATACCACGGCTCCCGCCTCGCGCCGTCCGCGTCGCCCTCCCGCTCGATGATGCCCTTGAGCTTATGCTCCGCGTATGCTCTGGCCTTATCCCATTCGCACGGCTCTATCGCCGTTCCGAGGTACGCCTCCGCCTGCTGTTGCAGTGTGCCCTCCATACTGCTCACCGCCTTTCCCTCCGGCCTCTTTCCGGGCCTCCTGTGTCTGCCCCTTGCAGTCGCAAGTCTCGCCAAAATCCAGATGCGCTCCGCAGTACGGGCAAATCATGTACTTCATCCGTGCTTTCCCTCCTCGAAAATTTTGTCGCACACCCGCTTGTGGATGATGCAGTACGCGCCGCAGAACAACGCTCCGACCAGCACCCACTCCCCGCCGAACGCGCTGTAGCCGCGCCATGCGTTCGCAATCGGTATCAATACCGCCGCGACTACCGCCGCTTGAATGGCCGCCGCCAGCAGCTCCGCGATAAACACCACCGCCCACGCCGCCGCTCTGCACAGGTTCCGTCTGCGCCGTCTCCTGCGCCGGGCTTCCACTCTCGTCATGTCCTCCGCCTCCTATCGGTAAAATCTGTGGTTTCCCTCTTGGAACAGGTATTCGAGGTTCCTGCTGTGCCAGCTATCGCTCTCGCAGCTCTCGAAGTACAAGGCCCCTTGGCTCTCGTCCCATCCCATGTTGACGAGGTATAACGCCTCCCGGCACCCCTCGTCCGGCTCCGTGGTGTAGTACCTGCCGCCCTCCTCCGTGACGGAGAACTGGCCCGGCTGGAATATGACCTCCTCGATGGTATCGGGGAACTCGTCGCTCCACACCCTGTTCAGGACTACCAGCATCACCAACGCCTTGCCAGCGGTGCTTTCGCCCTCTGCCTCCGCCATAGCTATCTGCATCAGCCGCTCCGCGTCGTCCGCGTCCCAATCCCGGCTTTCTATCATGCTCTCGTATGTAGGCTCCGGCTCCGGGGTGGCCTCCGCCTGTGCGGGACTGTTGACCGCCATAGCGTCAACTTTCGGTATCTCCACCTGCTGTACCTCGTACCTGCTCTCCTGTAGGTCGCCCGCCTCCACTGGCGCGCCTCCGGCCATCGTACTGACCGCCACCGCCGCCATGATCGTCGCCGTCGCCAGCGTGACAACCATCGGCGGGTACTTCCGTATCTTGTTCCTGTTCATAATTCCCGGCTGCGGCTGCCGCGTTAAATTGACGCTGTGCCTGCTGTGCGATACGCTGTAAAAGCCTCTCCACCTCACAGGCCGTCGTCTTGCAGTAGTTGTCAGCAATCCGTATCCGGGTGTTCCCGATTTGAAAATCCCTGACAACATTCGCCGCAACCATTTCGCACCTCCCTTAGTCGAATTTCCCGAGCCTCGCCGCCCTTTCCAACACGGCGAGGTTTTCGTCTGCCCTCCGGCGGAACTCAAGCAGCCTGTCCCGTAACTGCGGTATGAGCGGCTGCTCGCTCTCGTCCACCGTCCCGTCCTCCATCAGGAGGGAAAGCTGCCGGGTAAGCTGTTCCATCTCGTAGACCGAGTTTTGTAGCCGTATCAATGCCCGCTCCGCTGGCATTTCGGGTATCTCCCGGCAATCCTTTCCAAGCGGGCACTCGTTCACGCAGTACCATGCCCGCAGCTCCGGCTCGTTGTAAGCGTCCGCCATCAGCGCGACCACGATGTTCGGCGGCCTTGTGATGTCCAGCTCGTATTTTTTGAGGCTGTCCTCCGTCACTCCGGGGAGGTAGTCTATGGCCCCCGCTCTTGTCAAGAGCTTTTCGTTGTACTTTGCCGCCCTCATTCGGGCCTCGTAGTACCTATTGCCGCAGGCTTTCGTTGCTTGCCTCGACATTTATTTCCGCCCCCTTTCGCGGTAGAATAATTACAGGTTCAGACAAGAGGCTTGACGTGAACAGCGACGCTCTTTCACCTCGCTTTGTCCTTGTTGCCCCATTTTGGGGCGTAACCGGGTAAAAAAATTTATTTCCGGCCCACGGGCATAGTGTTGTCGAAAATGTCGTCGCCGTAGTAGTTCAGCACTCGCTTAATTCGCAACGCCAGCCGCAATGCAGGCTGCTTGTCTCCTGTCTCAATCTGTGCGTAGTGGCTGCGGCTCGTTCCCACCGCAGCACTGAATGTCTGCTGGGTGTAGCCGTTCGACTTACGCAACTGCTGCAACTTTGCTCTCATGCTCTCGCTCCTTTCCTCGCGTTGCCCCGTTTCGGGGTTCTGTAGATGATTATAGTCCCTTTTTGGGGCAAAGTCAACCAAAATCAAGAACTTTTTTCTTTGTATCTTGATTTTTGCCGATTTTAGGGGCAACCACTACACAAAATGGGGCAAAAATGCTATGATTAAATTTACTGTGGAGGTGCTACCATGCAAAATTTCTCTAACCGCCTGATCTCCCTGCGTAAGGAGCGCGGCCTTACCCAAGAGGACTTGGCAAAACTCATACACAAAAAGCGTTCCACCGTCTCCGGCTACGAGACGGAGGGCAAGGAGCCTGACCTCGATACCGTCTGCTGGTTCGCCCAATATTTCGGCGTGTCCACCGACTACCTGCTGGGCTTCTCCGACGAGCGTAACCACGTCGAGCAGGTTTTCTACAACGACACCGTGAACTTTGAGCGGCATTTCAAGAATATGCCCGCCGAGCTGCGCCCGGTCGTCTCCAAGTGCTTTGACAGCTTCTACCTGCTGCTCTCCCGCGATATGCAGCTTGCCCGGCCTGAACGCCTCCGCGTCTACGAGGAGCTGCTTCACACGCTCCAATCCCAACGCGCCGATATTCGCAAGGCCATTGAAGCCTCCGGCGGTGCCGTGACTGACCCCGTGGCCCTCTCCGACCTCATGGCTATGCAGAGCCAGCTCAAGAACGCTGTGGCGGCCCTGCTGGACAAGCTCATGCAGGCCGATATGGAAATTGCGTTTAACGTCAAGAAAGACGCAGAGGCCGCGTACAAAAGCGGGTCGGCAATGTGATCTATGTGGATTTCCGCCCCTCCCCGTGAGGGGCGTTTCCTTTGGAGGTGATACCCTATGCGAAACTACCCGCCCCTGTCCTCCGCCGAGGAATATTGCATCTATCTCCGCAAATCCCGCGTGGACATCGAGGCCGAAGCCCACGGCGAGGGCGAAACGCTTGCCCGGCACGAAAAGCTCCTGCTTGAAGTTGCCCGGCGTGATAAACTCAACGTAACGCAGATTTATCGGGAGGTCGTCTCCGGCGAAACGATTGCCGCCCGGCCCGTCATGCAGCACGTCCTCCAAGAGGTCGAGCTGGGCCGCTGGGCTGGCGTGATCGTCGTTGAGGTGGAGCGTCTGGCCCGTGGCGATACCATCGACCAAGGCATCATGGCGCAGACGTTCAAGTATTCCGGCACCAAAATCGTCACCCCGCTCAAGGTCTATGACCCCAACAACGAGTACGACGAGGAGTATTTCGAGTTCGGCCTGTTCATGTCCCGGCGCGAGTACAAAACCATCAACCGCCGCTTGCAGCGTGGCCGCCTCGCTGCCGCCAAGGAGGGCAAATGGGTGTCCGGCGTGGCTCCCTATGGATACGAGAAAATCCGGGTGCCGAACGACAAGGGCTGGACGCTCCGCCCGGTCGAGGCCGAGGCCGATATTGTCCGCTTCATCTTCCGGCTCTACACCTCCGGCGAGGCCAACGAGGGCGGCGAGGTGAAAAAGCTGGGGACTTACTCGATTGCCCTCCGGCTCGACAAACTGGGGGTTCCTACTCCCAGCGACGCGCCCTGTTGGAGCGACACCACCGTTCAATCCATCCTCGAAAATCCCGTATACATCGGGAAAATCCGCTGGAATGTCCACAAAACCAAAAAACGCATCATCGACAGCTCCATCCGGGTCGAACGGTACACCGCTCCTGTGGAGGAGCAGGTCTTTGTCGATGGCCTGCACCCCGCCATCGTGGACGAGGCCGTGTTTCTGGCCGCCCAAGAGCTGCTTGCTCAAAAAGGCCCCGCCCCCGTCCAAGCCGCCAACACCGTCACCAATCCGCTGGCCGGGGTGCTGGTCTGCGGCAAGTGTGGCCGCAGCATCACCCTCCGCCCCAGCGCATACGGCGGTATGCTCATGTGTCCCAACCGCGCCTGTGATAACGTCGGTTCCAAGTACGACATCGTCGAGGAGCGTCTGCTGCAAGCCCTCTCCCAATGGCTGGACGATTACCGCCTCGAATGGTCTGACCGTCCGCCCTCCGAGGAGCAGGCCCTCATGGACCTCAAGGGCAAGTCCATCCGCAAGGCGCAATCCGAAGTGGAGACGCTACAGCGTCAGCTCGAACGCACTCACGACCTGTTGGAGCGAGGGGTCTACGACACCTCGACGTTCCTCACCCGCTCCCGGTCTATCACCGAGCGCATCAACGCCGCCCAAGAGAGTATCGCCGCCCTCTCCGCCGAGCTGGTGGAGGACGAGGCCCGCGCCGCCTCCCGGCGTACCATCGTCCCCAAGGTGGAAAAGCTGCTGGAAGTCTATGCCGAGCTGCCGTCCGCCCAAGCAAAGAACGATATGCTCAAAGAGGTGCTGGAAAAGGCCGAGTACACCAAGCTCCAACGCTCCGGGAAAAATGGGCCGTTCGATAACTTTGACCTGCTGCTGTACCCCAAGCTGCCGCCCTCTGCCGAGGGGTAGGGGAAATAATTAAAGCCGTCCTTTTGGGCGGCTTTTCTTTATGATAACCTTGCAGGTATGATAT